CTGACTTTTCAGCTATAACCACGTGGGGAGTCTTTACGACCGAGGACCAGGGACAGAATATAATCTTACTTAACGCGTTTAAAGATAGATATGACTTTCCAGAACTACGTAGAGTAGCTTTAGAAGAGTATCAAGACTGGCGTCCTGATATGGTAATCATTGAAGCAAAAGCTACAGGACTACCTTTAACTCACGAGCTAAGACAAATGGATATCCCAGTTATTAACTTTACACCATCAAAAGGAAATGATAAGCATACAAGATTAAACTCCGTTGCTCCACTTTTTGAAAGTGGCAAAATATGGGCGCCTATGCACGAGCATTTTGCACAGGAGGTCGTTGAGGAATGTGCCTCTTTCCCATTTGGAGAATATGATGACTATGTCGATAGTACGACACAGGCCATTATGAGAATTAGACAGGGTGGTTTGGTTCGACATCCTGAAGACTACAAAGAAGAACCTATTGTAAGAGGACACGTAAAGTATTATGGCTAAAAAACAAACTATTGATCTAATCATAAAAGCATTTAGAGAGTTAGGTGGAAATGTATCCGATGTCCTTGGTACCCGAACCAATGTTAGTTTCTTAGGTATAGGTGACAACGTAGAACCTTTCTTAGACAAAAATTTAAACACTGAGGCTCTAGGAGTCTTATCTCAAAGTAAAGCAATCGATGAAGCAAAGAACGCTGTTGGCTTTGCGGTTGGTGATAAACTAAACGATATTCAAGCAAACAATCTCTTAACTAATCTTAATAAGATGAAAGAGTTTTATATGCCAGCACCTGTTACAAACATCACGGATCTGGCAACAGGGGCCAGGAACTTAGATGCAGAAGGTCTAGGTGCTTTAAGAATGCAAAAGACAGATGATGAATTAGCAGCTATGGCTGAAAAAATAGGTTTAAACGATCCTAATAAAAATAGATTTTTACGAACAGATGATCTACCACCTCCAGGTTCACGTGGCGGTGCAGAAGATATTGCAGCACCCTTCCAAGATGCTGAAACAACAATTAGAAATTTAGAAGCACAAGAAGCTGGATTAGGTGCACAGTTTAGAAACATAGCTGCTACTAACCAAGGCGACATTCCAGCCAGACGTTCATCAGCTAGAAATTTTTTAGTAGAAACTTTAAAAGTTGGAGACGATTACCCATCAACTACATTAAATGACGTTATATCCGCAGAAGACGCAAAATATATTTTTGAAGGCGGTGGTGGTATTGCTGGTGATCCGATTGTACTTGTTGAAAAATACTTTGGCCCAAGAATTGCAGAAGCAATACCAGTTAATGCATCTAATGAAGAAATTGCAATTTTTACAAAAAGAGTTTTAACTACTGTAGAGGATGCAAAAGGTTTCAGACCCGATGAACCAGGTTTTGATAGACTTACTGCAAGGTTTGTAGATGAAATGGCAGATGGTGGTAGAGCTGGTTTTAATAAAGGTGGTGGCGCTGATGCTGCATATATGCAAATAGAACCTAAGTTTTTAACTATGAAAGGAATATCAGAAGACCCTTCTTTAAAAGTTGGAGGCTTTGGTTTTCCGCCACACGATACTTTTTACGATAATATTGGAAAGTATTTAAATAAATATTACTATTTAGAAAAGCTACAAGAAAAATTAAACAAGTCAGATTTTTTTAACAAACCAATAAGCGAAATTTTTAGTAAAAAAGCAGACGGTGGACGTGTAGGTTTAAGATTTGGAAAATCAGCAGGCAAAGCTTTTGGTCTTGCAAAAAAACTTGCAAACATAAATAAGTCTGTCGATGAAGGCACACAAATGGGTTACGGAGCACTCCGTGAGTATGGTATTGAAGCAGAAGATATTTCAAGACTATTTAGAGAACTTGCAATGGACAGAACTATGGTTGGTCCTGAGAAAACAGAATACTTTAAAATGCTAAACCAAGTCTTAAAAAATCCAGAAAAATTTCCTGATGGAATAATAGAGATTAAAAAAAGATTAGGTATGGATTTTGCCAGAGGCGGACTAGCTAAAATTCTGGAGGTCTAATGGCTGAAAAGACTTTTACGTATTTAGGTAAAACTTATATCTTACCGAATGGTTTTGCTCAAAGAGATATACCCACATTAAGAAAATTTTTAAAAAGTTTTAATGAATGGAAAACTAAAGGTGGCACTTTAGAATCTTATTTAAAACTGTCTGGCAGAGGAACTAGATTTGATAAACAAGAAGGCACAATTTGGAGAAGACTAATTAACTTTGCTGAGAGTGGAGGAAAAACCGCTAAACGTGCTCCATCAGATACAGGTGGTGCTAAATACGTGCAAGTTTTTAATGATCTTAAATTACCAAAAAAAGATATTAGCACTCTTAAAACATTTACAAAAGAAGCAAGATTTGCTGCACAAGCAAAACTTTATGCTACACCGGCGGCTGCAATTAAAAATATAGGTAATCCTTTAGTTTCAACTGTTATAGATTTTATAAAAAAGAATCCTAACGTAAGAACAGAACAAGATTTATTTATTGGTGTTAGTAAAGAGGCAGGTAAAGGATTAAGTAATTCTGAAATCATTAAAGCTGCTGTGCGAGCACACAAAAATGGTACAAATAGACTTTTAAAAGAGGCTAGGGGTGAAACAATAGGACCAAACATTTTAAAAAATGTTCAAAATATAGATTCTGATCAATTACCTCAAGTTCTTAAAACATTATTTAATATTTTTCCAAGGCAAATTGCTAGAGATTTTACAGGAACTGTAGAAGAATTTTATAAAGATAATCCTGTTCTTAAAAAAAGAGCATTAAAAAAATTAAAAGATTATGGAGTAATTAGAAAAAGAGTAACCGACACTTTTGAGTTAGGAAAAAAAGGTTTGGGTGGTGCAGCTTTTCAATTTGATCATCCTATTTCTTTTAAAGCCCTAAAAAGAAGCGGCGACATAGAAGGGGCTATAAGAACAAACCCTTTAGTAGGAGATGTTAATCAATGGAAAAGAGTTTTAGATCAAAAATTAAATAATCTTCAAACAGCTATTGAAAAAGGAAAAGATGTAGAAACTAATTTAGGAAAAGTTGAAAAACTACAAAACATAAATCAAACATTATTTGGAAAATTAGCTGGTGATTTTACAATGGATGCCAAAGGAAAAATAAATATAATAGATTATGGAGCACCTAAACTATTGGATCCACAATATGATATTGCAAAAGCTGCAGCAAAAAATATTCCATTAGGTGGATTTATCAAAAAAACATTAACGTCAGGTAGATTAACACCGGAACTAACAGAAGTTTTTGGAGAAAAGTCTGCTACTAGTTTAATAAATCGTTCTCAAAAATTAATTGAATTTGCAAAAAAAGATACAAATCAAATTTGTAGAATATTTGGTGGAGCTAAACTTGCTAGCGGTGGTCAAGGTTGTGGTGCACAAATGGCTGCAGCTTTAGACGAAGACCCAATAGGTACTGCTACTAAAGTTCAAAATCTTCAATCAGAAGGTGGTTCAGTTAATAGAATTAAAAGTGCGGCAACATCTTTTCTTAGTATTGCAAAAAAGGGTGGCAAGTTCGGTGCCTTGGCCGCGGTCGGTGCTGCCGGAGCTGGTGCTGTTAAAACATTTATGAATGATGATCCAACAACTTATTTATCAAATGAAGACCAACAAAAGAATATGTTAATAGATATGGTTACAGGAAAATTAGATGATACACCTGTAGCAGAAGCACCGATAGGAGATGCTTATTTACCAACATTAGGAGCAGTAACTGTAGCAGGTACAGCAGCAACTGCACCATCAACTATTGATGCGGTTAGAGGCAAAGCATTAGGTGCTAAAAAATCTGGCATAACTAAAACTGCATTAAAAACTTTAGGTAGAGGTTTATCAGCAGCGGCTACACCACTTGGACTACTTGCAACTGAACCTTTGTATTTAGCAGAACAAGTACAAGAAGGTGCTTCGTTAGGAGAAATGGCAACCGACCCATTTAACTATTTAGGTCCAGCATTTATGGGACAAGCAAGTGACTTTGCAACAAAAGGTTTAAAAAGTCCTGGACTTGCAAAAGCAATGAGACTTGGAATTAGTCCTACTACATTAAAAACTGTTTCACGTAGATTTGGTCTACCTGGATTAGCATTATCATTAGGTATTAGTGGTTATGAAATGTATGACGATTACAAAAGAAAAAGAGGTATGTTTAGTGAAGAATAAAACACTTGTTGCAAATATGCAACACGTTAAGTGGGATCAAATTCCACCACGTAAAGGACCAGACTCACAAGGGTTGAATGTTCCATTAAAACAAGCTACAACAATAAAGAACTCGGAGAATATAAATGGCAGATATAGACAAAGCCCTACCAAACGTAGAGACTGAAATTAAATTACCTGGCGAAGAAGAAATCGCAGTTGAAAAATCAGAAACAACTGAAGAACAAGTTGGTCCTAATGATGTTGAAGTAACACAAGAAGAAGATGGTGGTGCAACAATTAATTTTGACCCTGAAGCAGTTAATCAACCAGGTGGCGAAGGTCATTTTGACAACTTAGCAGAATTATTACCAGAAGATATTTTAGGTAAACTAGGATCTGATCTTTCAGCAAATTACGAGCAATATAAATCTTCTAGAAAAGATTGGGAAGATAGTTACACAAAAGGTTTAGATCTTTTAGGATTTAAATATGAAAACCCAACTCAACCCTTTCAAGGAGCATCAGGTGCAACACATCCTGTATTAGCTGAAGCTGTAACACAATTTCAAGCACAAGCTTACAAAGAATTATTACCGGCTAATGGTCCTGTTCATACAAGAATAGTTGGACTAGCAGACAGAGCCAGAGAAGAACAATCAAACAGAGTTAAAGAATTCATGAACTATCAGCTCATGGATGTGATGAAGGAGTACGAACCCGAGTTCGATCAAATGCTTTTTTATCTCCCTCTTG